AAGCGAAGGACAGATGAACGAAACATTTGAAGGTCTGTCATTCAATATAAGAATGATAGGCAACAGAGAACTGAAGACAATGAGCATTTCGTCTTTCTTTCCGTCAAAGAAGTATCCCTTTGTAAATGCATATGCAGAGATAAATCCTCAGGCGTATGTTGATTTCTTCTTGCAGGCGAAAGCAGACAAAATACCTATTAGGGTTGTTCTTACTGACAAAAGAAGCCGTGAGGTGCTGAACATGGCTGTAAGCGTTGACAGCTTTACATACAAGTACAGAGCAAACGGTGATGTTGATTATACACTTGACCTTACAGAATATGTGTTTATAGGGGTGGGGTTATGATAAGGATTATTTTAAACCGCGAAAAAGACATAACAGCATTTTGCGGTAATGTGAGTATTTCGGACAACATTGACAGCATCAGTGTTGAATTAAGTTTTAGCATAGCCAAAAACCCAAAGGACAAGTATCTGACAGCAAGCAGACCGAATGTTGTGCCAGGTGACAAGATTGACATTATAGGCGAAACAAGAACAATGTTTTCGGGTATTGTGATAAGTGAGAGCATAAAAGGTGATTATACAGCCTTTGATTATGGCTTTTTCTTATCCAACAATGATGTGATTCTTCAGGCGAACAATATAGCTGCTGACAAAGTGATTCAGAATATGTGCGGCAAGCTTGGCATTGCTGTGGGTGAACTTCCGAACCTTACAACGAAGATTGACAAGATATATGTTGCCGAAAGTGCAGCGAATATTTTGAAAGATATTCTTGAACAGGCAACGGCAGAGCAGGGAAAGAATTATTTTTTCAGAGTTAAAGACAGCAAGCTTAATGTTTATGAATATCCAACAGCATTGACCTGGGCAAAGCATAAGTTTGAAACGGGAAATGAACTTGATATTACATATGCGCTTGGAGAAGCAGACGGAGAAAACAGCATAAAAGAATTGCGAAACGAAGTGAAAGTTGTTTCGTCTGACAACAATGTGGTTAAGGTGTTGGCCACCGGAGAGGACAGCGAAAGCATTGCCAGGTATGGAAGAATGCAGAAGGTTGTTACAATATCGGGCGAAGGTCAGAACCCTGCAGCACAGGTGAAAAACACATTGAAGGAATATAACTGCAAGACCAAAGAAAGAAGCATAAGCAATATGCTCGGTTCGGAAAAGGTTGAAGCAGGCGTTCTTCTTCTTTTTTCAAGTGCGGCATATGACGTGACGGGTGCCTATATGGTGAAAAGCGTAACACATAACTTTGGTGCATCACACACAATGAGTGTAGATGTGATTAATACAGAGGGGGCAGAATGATGCAGGGATATGCGGTTGATATAGCAAAGGCAATTAAAAAGGTCGCAAAGAGCAATAAAAATGAACTGCGTTGTTTTGTGGCCACAATTCAGAAACAAGAACCGCTTATTGTAAATGCCTTAGGTGGTGAACTTGTGTTTGAAGAGGGTAAAAACCTTGTTCTGACAGAAGACATAAAACAAAAAATGATAAGCGACCCTGAAAGAAAAGAATATTTGGGGCGCAAAGCAATGTTATTAGGTTATCAGAAAATGACGGTCTTTGACATTTTGGTATAAGGGGGCGTTTTAATGTTTCCTATAAACAATAAAGAAATTGAAGCTGCCGAAAAGGTGGCTGTGAAGAAAAAAGAAGTGAAAGACATTGGCCGCAGCATGAAGTTTGATTTTGAAAAAAGGCAGTTTGTGTTTACAAACGGCCAGGCAGAAGAAATTACACAGACCGAAGCTGTTAAGCAGTGGCTTGAAACTATGTGCAGAACGCTGCCGAACAAATATCCAGTGTATTTTGACAGCGGTTTTGGCATAGAAACGGACAAGCTTATTGGTTATAAGGCATTGCCGAAAGGCTTTATCTATTCTGAAATAAACAGACAGATAAAAGAAAATGCTGAAATTGTGGGGTGCATAAACAGCATCACAAATTTTTCGGCAGAAAACACAAACGGAGTTCTTACAATATCTTTCACTGCAGTGCTTAATAACGGCGAGGGGGTGGACGTAATTGTATAGTTCAGAAGAAATTTTAAACAGTATGCTTGATAACATACCGGATACTTACGCAAAGGGCGTAGGGTTTCCGATACATGATTTGACGGCTTCCTATGCTGTTGAAACAGCCAAAGTGCATGAAAGAGCCGAAGTTATCGCGGGATATATTGATGTTGAGAACCTGGAAGGCGAAATGCTTACAAGACGTGTTTATCAGCTTACGGGCGTAAAAAGAAATGCAGCCGTTAAGGCTGTGGGTGAAGTTACTGTGACAGGTACGGGAACTGTTCCACAGGGCAGTATTTTCAGCACAGTTGACGGTATTGAATACATTGCAACAGAAGAAGCAGTAATTTCGGAAAGCGGTAAAGTTGCGATTGAAGCCGTTGAAGGCGGTGTGAAGGGCAATGTTGGTGCAGGTGCTATTGTTAAGATACCAGTTACAATAACAGGCATTACAGAAGTAAAAAATGAAGAACCTACAAGAAACGGCTATGCCGAAGAATCAGATGCGGAACTTCGCGAACGCTTTTATAAGAACCTTGAAATGCCTATTGTTTCGGGCAACAAATACCATTATGTAAAATGGGCAGAAGAGGTTGCAGGCGTAGGCGGTGCAAAATGTTTTCCTTTGGCATATGGAAACAACACGGTTGAAGTTTGCATAATCGGCAATGACGGCAAGCCTGCAACAGAAGAACTTATTGATGCTGTCCAGGAATACATTGACCCAAATTCAAGCGGTCTTGGCGAAGGCGAAGCACCGGGCGGGGCATACTGCACTGTAACAACTGCTGCCGGCAAGAGCCTTGATATAAGTGCGACAGTTATGTTGGCTGCAGGCAGCACAATAAGCGGTGTTACAGAAACTTTTACGGCAAACTTAAACGCAATGCTTAAGGCAAACGCATTTGAAAGCACATACATAAGCTATGCCCAGGTTGCAAATATTCTGTTCAACACAGCAGGTGTTGTGGACTATAGCAATTTACTTATTAATAACGGCACAGTCAATATTGAAATCGGCGAACGCGAAGTTGCAGTTATGGGGGTGCTGACGTTAAATGAGTAATTTTACTGAAAATGTTATTAAAAACAATAACAAATTATACAGAAAAGACCCTTTTGTAATTGCATTATGCCATGCGGCAGGCAGCGAAATGGAAAAAGCCATTGCAAAGCTTGACGAATCGGGACAGCAAATGTTCTTTGATACCATGACAGAAACGGGCGTTGCACTGTTTGAAGGTTATCTTCATATTGAACCGCCTGCAGGGGCAGACCTTGACGCACGCAGGCAGAATGTTCAGGCAAACTGGCTTGCGGTTAAGGGTAAGAAATTCAGCGTGAAAATGGCAAACGAAGTGTGCGAAGCGTGGGACCGCGGCGGCGTTAATGTTGTTTTTGAAGAGGGTATTTTGAAAGTAAACTTTACAAAGACATACGGCGTGCCGCAGTATTTTGAAGCTATTGCAAAGACAATGGACGATATAAAACCTGCGCATCTTGGTTTGGAATGGATATTCAGAACGCACAGTTGGCGTGATGCAACAAAGAAAACATGGGGTTTTATGAAAAAAAGAAAATGGTTCGATGTGAAAGAAGGTGAATGGTAATGGCATTACAGACAGAAAATCATTGTTTTAGTTTGCCGGAATATGATGACCTTGCGGATATAGAGGTTATAAACGAGAATTTCAAGAAAATTGATAAAGAACTTGTAATCAAAACCTATACAAGCCTTGAACAGATAGGGTGTACTTTAGATAATACTGTACTGGAAGTAGCAACCGCATTACCTAATGGCTCAAAAATTTGTTTTATCAACTGGCGTGAAAATGCAAACTATCCTGCCATTTATGGAACAGTTATTATTGAAAAAGCACTAACAAACGGATATTTTAAAGCAGTATTCTTTAGTGCTATTGCAACTGAAATGTATATTGCAAGTGGTGACGTATTTTCTAACAGATTTAATAATTGGAAAGAAGTTTTCACAACAGCAAGCGGAACGCTGACAAGTAACATTTTAAGTTTGTACGGTGGTTATGGTAGATGGTATGCAAGCAACAAAATGGTTATATTTAATTCTTACGACAACCCAAATCAAATAGGCAATTCAAGAGGTATTCTTTTAAGAAATCCTAACACGCAAGCAGACATTGCGTATGCCGTAGCTTTGGCAGAAACTTTGAATGAAGCTACGAAATACTACACCCTTTTCGGCGAACATAACAAACCAACTGGCACATACACAGGCAATGGAGATGCGACACAAAGAATTATAGAAACAGGCGGCAAAGGATATGGTGCAATTATAACTTGTGCGAATGGCACTGCTTTATTGTTTAATTCTTCTGGATTGGCATTTAACCCAAATGGAATAGAAGTTATACCATATGCCGAAGGAAAGGGCGTTGGAAGTAGCATTACGCTTGCAACAACACACCGATTACTTAATGCGGAAGGTGTAACCTACACATATAGAATTATTTAAGGCGGTGAAAACATGAGTGAAGAATACAAAGAAGTTTTAACAGAAGAAATGGAAGAAACAGCAGAAGAAGTTGTTATGAGAAAAAACAATTTCTGTGTAATCAAAATTGAAGCTAACGAAAACGGCTGGCATGATTTACAGACAAATTCCTCATGGAGTTCAAACCCTTATGGTGATGAATTTGTTGAGGTTGAAGATGAACTTGTTCCAAATATTCTTGAAACTGGCGGTTACTGCAACATCACACTTAACGAAGAAGGAACAAAATGCATTGCATTTGTGGCTACTGAAAAGCCTGTTGTTCCAGAACCAGAGCCAGAGCCAACTCCAAATGATGATGTTTGGGCTGAACTTGACAAAGCCTATGAGGAAGGGGTGAACAGCATATGACAAGCAAAGAACGTGTTTTAAAAAGAGAGTATGACAGGGGAAGACTTGCAGCACAGGAAGTGCAGAGTAAAGCACCTGAAATGACAGGCACAGAGCTTAATGCTGTTGACGATAGAATACCAAAATTTAAAAAGGCTGTTGAAAAGGAGAATATGCTTAACAGAAAAGCAGGGCAGGAAGACGGATTTATATGCAGAAGTACAGCAGGGCGTGTTGTAAGGCTTATTCAGAACTATGACAGCGACATTTTCAAGGGTGAGCCAGAAGAACTTCCTGCACAGTACAGATTTGTATGGAGTACAGACCCTGCAAAAGCACAGCCATTTATACAGTCAGCAGAGAGTTACTATAACGAAGGTGACTGCTGTTTAAACAAAGCAGGGCAGGCTAAACGAAGCAAAATAAATGCGAATACACATGACCCTGATGAACACCCAGAGTTTTGGGAAGATGCGTAAATATATTTATATATTTTGTAAAGAACAATGGAACTATAGTTTTAAATATTTTAATTCTTAATTATTTGCAAAAATGAGGGCGAAGACTTTTCTATAATACGCACATCAAAATACACTTACTTACACTTACACAATAATTTCTGAATCATATTTAAAACTGATACGGCGGCAGAAATGACCGCCGTTTTTTACAAAGAGGGAATACAGCATGAAAAACAATAAAAAACGTATGACTACAACAAAACGGCTGCTTTGGCTTATTGTTGTTCCGGCTGTGATAGATATACAGCTTAGTTATATGCTTGCATTTATGGGGCGTGAGCAGATAGCAGAGGAATTGAGCAACAATATAGTCAATGTGATACTTGGTGTGGTTTTGGGTTATCTTCTTAAAAGTTTCTTTGAAACAAAGGAAGAAGAAAAAAACAAAATTATTGTTAGGCAGCTTGAAAAAAGTGCGCCTGAAGAGGAAATATTTGAAGAGCCATAAGAAAGAGGGGTTAATATGAAAGAATTAATAATTCATGCAGATGTAATATTCTGTTTGGCTGCAATGGTGTTTGCAGTAAACTTCACTACACAGTTTTTGAAACCATTGACATATAAATACATACCGACACAGTTTTTATGTTTAGTTATCTCAATGGCAGTAACAATATGCTCAGTAATTGCATATTGCCAAATTGTTGGGATAACAATTCTGTGGTATATCATAGCCGCTGCAATATTACTTGCGGTTGGCATTGCCTATATAGCTATGTTCGGATTTAATACTTTTAAAGAAGCAATGACGGACCCGAAATTATTATATAAATTTTTAAAATCTTTCTTCGGGAAAACATCAGTTAAGTAAAGAGGTGGCAACTATGAAAAAACTTGAAAATAAATTTGATGTTGCTTTTGAAAAGTTATTCGGGAAGAGGTTAGCAAAGCTGCTTAGTATGATTTATGCATAACGAGGTGCTTAAAATGACACTTAATGAAATTATAGTAATCATTGCAACGGCAGTCTTAGGCAGCAGCGGTGTTGTGGGTTTGATTTTTTATTTCTTCAAAAAATGGATTGATAAAAAATTCTCTGCTGCAGAGGAAGAAGCGGAAAAGAAGAAAAAACTGAAAGAAGAACGTCTTGAAATTGATGATGAACTTCATCATGCATATGGCCGTTTATTCTTTTGGCTGCATTATGCTGTTACAAAAAATGTTGCAAATGGTGAACTTGAAGATGCTTTTGAAAACCTGCAGGCTGTGGAAGAAAAGAAAAAAAGACTTGACCGCCGCAGTATTGCAGAAATTGAAAAGGATTGAAAGAGGGCGAACATATGAAAATATTATTAATAAGCGGCCATGGTGGCGGCGACCCTGGTGCAGTGGCTAAAATAAAAGATGTACTGTACAAAGAAGCAGAAGAAACAATTAAAGTTGTCAATGATTTAAAGTGTTTTCTTGAAGAGTATGCAACAGTAGATGTGTACTCGACCGAAAGAAATGCCTTTAAAGACTTAAAGTCAGGGGAATTGAAAAAAGATTTTACCGACTATGATTTGGTTGTGGAAATTCATTTCAATTCATGTGTGAAAGATTTGGTTGGCGACAATAAAACAACCGGAACAGAAGTGTATATACCTTATGGCGGCAATACAGAGGTTGCCC